CAGCGGCTCCGGCCGGTCGCGGTAGATCCTGGTACCCACCTGCGCAGTGCCAACCAGCAGGGCCTCGATCGCCGCCAAGATAAGTTCGGTCTTGCTGCTGCTCACGGCCTCGGCTCCCGATCCTCGCGGCGGCGCACCTGCCCCACCAGCCGGCCCAGGGCCGGGCCCGCAGGCGACAGCGGCGACGGCACCAGCACACCGATGGCGATGCTCCAGCGGCCGTCACAGGCCTGGGCATTAGGGGCCCGGAACTCACAGACTCCGATGTAGGCGCTGAGTATTAGGGCGGTCATCCAGTTCACAGTCCACCTCCCCGCAGCCGCTCATCGTGGGACTCAACCTTGTCCTCCACGTTGGCAATCCGTAGATCGTGATGGCTAAGCATCGCCTGGATGCCGGCCTCGAATTTGCCCAATGAATGGGAGATAGCCCATAGGGCCTGAACGCCTTTGAAACCGATCCCTGTCCCCAGGGCGATTGCAGCGATTACAGCTTCTGGGCCCATGGCGTCAGGTCTTTCTCTAACGCTAGCCAGCTAGGTTGTGCCCTTTACCTGCTTGCCATTCACCCAGCGCACTGTGCGCTCTGGCGTCACTCGCACCAGGGGCACCCGGCAGAAAGTGCCATCATCAACCTTCATCGGTCGATACTCGACCTTGTAGTCAATGCCTTCGATTTTCAACGGATCGCCATAGGCTAGCCCGCCAAATGTTTCTGTTTTTACAGTGAGCAAATAATCAACGATTACCGCTTCGCCGTTTAGGATTAGTTCGCTTTCTTGGTCAAGGTAGCCTTCACCGGAAATGGCGCCAGCCGTTACCGACTTGGCGTCCATTTCCATGAAGACGGAGGGATCCTCAATCCAGGCCATCAGGTTGCGGGCCTGCGGGGTTTTGCTTCCTTGGCAGGAAGTGGCTCGATGACGCCCAGCTCCATCAGCGGAGCCGCTTCTGCTGCAGCCAGGGAAATGGTGCCGCCGTCCTCATGGATGGCAGCACCGTCGTTAATCGGGCCCAGCAGGATCCGGTAGCTGCCCATCAGGCGACACAGGATTTGATCAGGTAGCCGGCCAGCTGACCAGCGATCACAGGAGCTTCGGCCCGGGTGACGGGGAAGAACTGCGATTTGTGGTTGCGGTCCTGATAGGGCTCTTCAGCCAGCGGATACCCTGCAAGGTTGTAGGTGTAACCGAAGGTGGGAGCCCCGTAGTTGGCCACGCTGCCGAGCTCGCTGTAGGCCAGCACCACGTCCTTGCCCCAAACGTCGCTCAGCGTGGTGCCGGCGTCGTTGGAGGAGACTGCATCGCCGATGTACCAGTTGGGGATTCCGGTCAGAGCAGACAGGATCTCCAGGGTCGCCACTTCGCGGCCGGTGTACTTGGTGTAATCCTTCACGATCGGGTGGTATTTGAGCTTCGCCCAAACGGCCGGGCCCATGACGCCCACGTTGGGGCGGCGGCCAGTGCCAGCGCGGATCGCTTCCTTGCCCGTCTCGATGTCGCTGAGGGGGTTGCTGGTGGTGCCGAAGTCAGACCACTGAGCGGTACCGGATAGGGTGGTCCGGTTGCTGCTTGCGTGGTTGCTGAGGGTGGTTGCCAGGGTGGCCTGGGCGATCTCCAGGCGCAGCTGGAGGATCCGGCTGGCGCCGTTCAGAGCAACGGCGGCATGGTCAAGACTGAAGCTGGAGTTCATGGCCTCCTGCTCAATCTCAACGGGAACCTTACCTTCGATGGAGTAATCCACCAGGGCGTAGGTCGAGCCGCTGTAACCGAACTGCACCCGAGGGGTAGAGGTGCCAGGGGCGCGGTTGAGGTTGGAATACTGCATGAAGGCTTCCCGACCGAAGGTCAGGATCTGGCCGCCGCGCAGGGGCACGTCAACAGCAGGGAACAGGTAGTTGCCCACCAGGTCGTTCTGCTGAATGCCTTGGGCGATGGAGCTCAGGACGGGGTTAACAACCCGTGCCTGAGAGGGAGTGAGTTGGGGCATCGGGGGTTACCTCAGTTGGGGATGACGAAGACTTCAAGCGTCGAGCCAGCGCCGGCCGCGCTGCTAAGAGCGCGGGCGACGGAAACGCCAGCGGACCGGGTGATGAACCGACCGGATGAGTCGAACTCGAGCAGGGCGCCCGCGGTCACGGCTGCACCGGCTTCGCCGATCGCCACGCCAAGCAGCACCACGGGGACAGAGTCACCGTTGGCGCCGCCGGTGGCGCAGGGGTAGCCGTTACCAGCGGCAGAGACAGCAGCGCCGGTGAGCAGAACGCCCCGGTACTGGGTTGCGGCTGCGGAGAGGGTGACCGTCTCCTGCAGCAGGGTGATTTCGCCGACAGCCATGGTCAGTTACCTCCATTGGGGGATTGAACCGCCTTGACGGCGGCGAGATAGTCGGTGTCAGGGTTGGCAGCCTGGTAAGCCTTGGCAGCAGCGTCGAGAGCGGCAGCGTCGGTCTTGGCGTCGATGACGCCATTGGCTCCAAGTCGGGAGCCTGAGCCTGCGTCCTCAAGAGCAGGAGCAGCGGCCTGGGGCACGGCGTCGATGGCGTCGTCCAGGCGGGCCTGGGCGATGCCTTGCTGGCGCACGCGATCGGCGGCGATCACCGCCATGGCAGCTTCGGGGCCGGTGGTCTGGCCATCGGCGGCGAGCTTCTCAATCAGGGCTTCATGCCCTGGCAGCGCCTGAGCCCGAACCGCGGCAATGCGGTCACGCTCGCCAGCTGCGCCTTCGGTCCGCAGCACCGCCGCAGCATCCGCATTCTCAGCCGCCCAATCGGCGGCCACTTGGTTGTGATCCATAGAAATTCTCGGGAGAGAGGGGAGTGATGCGGAGACCCGGGAAGCGGCCGCCGCGCGGTCGTTCATCTGAGCGATTACATCATTCAGGCTAGTGATCCCATCCACCAGGCCCGCGTCGATGGCCTGCTGACCAATGAACACCCGGCCGTCGGCCATGTTGGCGATCACCTGATCGGCGGAGACGCCGCGCTGGGCGGCGACATCGCCAACAAACAGGGAATAGAGATAGTCCACCTGGTCTTGAATGGACTGCCGGCCCGATTCACTGAGCGGCCCGTATTGGCTGGCGATGCGCTTGAACTTGCCAGCCACGATCTCGGTGGTCTTGATGCCCAGGGCCTGCTCGCGCTGGCTCACGTCCACATGGGACGCGACGACGCCAATACTGCCCACCTGGTCAACACCAGAGCTCACGTAAACCTGGTCAGCAGCGGAACCCACCCAGTAGGCAGCGCTGGCCATGGTGCCGTCGCTGTAGGTGGCGATCGGCTTCACGCCGCGGGCAGCCATCACCGCCGAGGCGGCTGCCATCGTGCCGCCCACGGCGCCGCCGGGGGAGTCCACCAGCAGCACGATTGATTGCACCGCCGGATCATTCAGCGCGACCTTCACGTCACGGGCGAACAGCTCGGTGGAGGTGCCGCCGCTCACCTGGCTCATCAGGTTCATGCGGGGCGCCATCACGCCACGCAGCGGGATTAGGGCGGCGCCATCCTGCACCTGGTAGCCCTGCGGCTGGTTCTGCAGCTGCCGGCCGATGCGGGCCTCCACGGCGTCGATGTCGATCGATTCGCCCCGCAGATGGGCGGCATAAATCGCCTGGATCTCAACCAGTCGATCCGGGGCAATCGCCCACGGTTGATAGAGAACGTCGAGGATGTTCATGGCATCAATCTAGGAATGGCTCTGGGTCAGCCAGTCCAAGTGGGTTGGCAGGATCTGGCACGGCGGCAGATGGCAACCCGGGCGACCCCGGCTGCATGGTGATCGGCGCTTCCAGGCCGTCTTGAACTCGATCGTTTCGCACCCGCACCGAAGTGCGGTGCTTTGTCTCCCAGTCGCCGCCGTCGTAGGCGAGGATCTCCTCGGGCAGGGTGGTCTGGCCCATGTCAATGCGCAGCTTTGCTGCGGTGGCTTCCTTGGTCGGGTCAAGCGCGCCAGGGCCATCGCCGCTCCAGAACGATCCCAGCCAGGCAGCGCGGATCATCGGATCCGCCAGGAAGCCCGGGGCGGACAGGTGGCCCATGGCCACGCCGTCGGCGATGATCTCTTCGTAGATCGGCTGGCAGAACCGCGACGCCTTGCGGAACCGCCGCACCTTGTAGGTGCGCCAGGCGTCCATCAGCGCCGCACGGCTGGCGGAATAGCTGGCGTTGAAGGCTTTCAGCAGCACATCGCGCGGCAGGCCCAGGCCCATGGCGATCTCGTTGTTCACCGCCAGGAAGAACTGCTCGAAGGCGGGGTTTGGCCGGCCTGGCGTGGGGCTGGTGATTGATTCGCCGGGCAGGGTGCTAATCACCCGGCCGGATTCGATGGTGCCATCCCATCGCTTGGCGTTGTCGATGTAGGCGCCCTGGGCGTCAGCGTCAAAAAGGTCGCTGAAGGCATCAGGATCCATCGTGGCAAACACCGCATTAGCCGCTGCGTTCACGGCGGCATCCACTTCGGCATCGCTGTAGCGGTCAAGCTGCTTCACCTTGGCGATGATCGGCGCCAGCCAAGGGACGCCCCGGGTCTGGTCCGGGCGCTCCATGTGCATGAGGTGCAGGGCATTGCGGCGCCCGGTCTTTCCGTAGAAAGGCACCTCCTGCCAGTTGGCTTTATCCAGCCCCATCACACGGCCTGGATGGCGATCGGCCACCATGATGCTGTGGGGGATGCCGCTCTTTCTGACGATTCCCTGCGTCATCTCACTGGTATCCATGGCGCGGCCCTTGTTGCAAATCCGATCGGCTTCTACGATCTGCACCGCCAGCTGATACGGCCAGTTCGGCGCCTTGGACTTCACCAGCAGCGCAAAGGCATCGCCGGATTCCAGCTCACTGCGCTCTGCCAGATCCTGCAGCTCATAAAAGCTCTGGCGCTGGTTGGCATCAGCAAATTGCGAAGCGGCCCAGGTGTTGAAGTAGCGCTCGAACTCCTTCTGCTTGGCGCTGGCTTCGTCTTCGCTCAGCCCCAGCAGCTCTGCATCAATCCGGCTTTGCACTGACAGGCCGGTCCCCACCACATAGGTGACCATTGTTCCAACGGCTCCCCGAGCAATCGGGGCATTGCGGGCCAGGTCACGCGATCGGCCGCGCATCTCGCGCAGGTCGTAGGTGATGTCCCCATCGGCATCACGCACGCCGGGCGACCAGTTGGCGAAGCGCTGGCTATAGGCTCCGCCGACGTAGCCGCCGGAGCGGGCTAGGGCTGCGCGGGCCCGGTCGCGCTCCAGGGCCCACTTAGGGGAGAGCCTAGTGATCAGGCGGTCGAGCAGGGGAGGCTTGTTTGCCATCAGAAGTTGGGGGCTGGGACGACGTACCGGCCGCGTCGCTGCCTGGCGGTCAGGTCTTGCACTCGCTGGTTCCAGACCGTGATGCCGGCCTGCACCGCTGCCAGGTCGGCACGTTTCAGCCGCCGGCTGCCGATCACATATTCCTGGCCGCTGAGGATCGCAGTCTCGGCCGCCAGGTAGGCGTCGAGCTGCGTCTGCGCCAAGCTGAGAGAAATGCCTGCCATAGATTCAGACTAGCTGTGCTGAGTCAGCGGCTCCAGCCTTTGAGAGATAGCGGGCCACCGGTATCGGGCTTGGCGCTGCCCAGCTGTGCCTCCAGCTGGTCCCACATGGTCGCCCGGTTGTAGCGGCGGGCCACCAGCTGCAGGGCGGCGTAGGCCATGCGGGTGCAGTCGCCGGCCTCATCGTGGGAGCCGGCAGGTAGTGCCCAGCTGTAGGCCACCTGGCCCTTGTCCCGCTTTGGTATTCGCTTCCAGGGGAACAGCTCGGCCAAGAATTGATCGGTGCTGGCCATGCCGAAATGGAGATAGCCGGGCCCCGGCTGCTCATTGCGCAGGCGGCCCTGGAGGTGGTTCACGCTGGCGTCGTAGCCGACATTGAACAGCAGCACGCCCTTCTTGGTGATGCCTTGGTTTTTGCGGTTCACGTCTACCGGCACGCCGCGGCCGATCAGTGGTTTGCCTTTTTGGTGGGCGCCTTTCATCGGCACCCAGATCGAGGTGCGGCTGCGGCACCAGTCCCGCACCTCATGGGTGGCATAGCCGCCATCGTCAATTCCGCCCATTGTCAGCCGAAGCTCGGTGCCATCGTTTCGCTGCCAACGGGTCTTGGCGATCTGGTCAAGCTGGGCCAGCGTTTCTGGCTGCTGCGGGTCGCCATCGATTTCCCAGTGGCCCAGGTGCCAGCCTTCCTCCCCGCGGCCCCAGCCCCAGAGCGTGAGCACCAGCCGCTCGCCAGCGGTGCCGCCGCCGCCCTGAACGTCAACGCCGGCAGTGAGCACCAGCACGCCATCGGGCACGATGCCATCGGTGTAGCCGTTGCCAGCGGTCTCATTTTTGCGCCGTTCTGCCAGGCCGTCGCCGGTGAGCTTGCCGCTGATTGAATCTTCCCAGGGCTCGCCTAACACGGTGTTATGGAACGTCTGCATCGCGTCGGGGTCGCCCTTGCGCATGGCGTCCAGGGCTTCGGCG